CATCCATCCTCATGGAAGTACAGGTCATTGTTTTCATCGGCAGCCATTGGATATTTTAAGACGCCAGCGCCTACTGCTGCTGTGCGTGTCATTTCGCCAACAGTCCACCAATCCTCTGCGTAATTATAGACAACATACTTGTTTGGGACATCTGACCCCTCAGATGGATACCAGAACCATGCTTCTGGGAATGTGCCGTTTTCAGCACCATTCGTGTACAGGATGCCTGTATCTGGATCAACGTTTTCAAAAACGTAAGAGCCAACATCGCAGCGCAATGGACGCACTGTTCCGCCGTCATATATCCAGAATGATTCTTTGCTCATCCAAATGCAGCGACCAGCAGTAGTGGCAAATGCACGAGGAGCAATCAGACCGCATCCGTAACCAATACGAGTGATGCTGTATATGTAAGGCAGACCGATATACTGCATCAGCCATGCTTCATCTTCCGTCCAGATCAACGTGCCTTCGCGAACAGCTGCGCACATCGTGATCTTGCTTGATGTATCAAGATCAAGATAGCCAGCGGTTGTGGTTGTGTCAGCAAAGTCCCAATCTGCATAATCTTCACGAGAAGACCATGCAACACGACGAGGATTACCGCCTGCACCAATCAAGACTGCATGACGTTCTGGTGTAACAATGACACCGCGATTGTTCAAAGGAACAGCAGGCGTAATTGACGCAGTTCCACCAGTCCCAGACGCATCTGTTCCAGAGTTTGCGTAGGTAAACTGATTGTTTGCAGGAATACCAGTAATGGTAAATGTTCCGTTCATTGACGAAACACTTGTCCCAGCAATAACAACCTCATCACCGATAGTATATCCGTGATTGTAGTCTGTTGTTATGGTAACTACGTTGCTTGAGCGCACCGCCGTAGCAATAACATCATAACCAACAGCGTGTGCTTGATCCTCTCCATCTTGATAATGGAGCAAACGGCCATCGCTTGATGCAACTGCAAGAATGTCACCGCCCCAGTTGTCGATAGTCCAACTGAATGACGGAACAAACGCAGACGAAACAGGACGCCAATCAGCAGTCGGCAAAGATGCTGTTCCACCTGTAGAGGACGCATTTGCTGCTGTTTGCGAATATGTGAATGTCGTTGAGTTTGTGACAGTCACTGTAAATGTGCCGTTAAAGCTGCTGTTAGTAACATCAGCAATCATTACGGACATACCAGTGATAAACTTATTGGCTGTTGCTGTCGTGATGGTTACGACATTGGAGCTACGCACTGCTGTTGAAATATCAACACCAGCATAGTCCAGCCCATAAAGCAGCTCACCATAGTCACCAGCGCCATAGCCACCAGTTTCACCAGCTTCTGCTGTTACAAAGTTGTCTGGTGTAATGTCTTCATAGACAGCGCCGCGAAGAGCATAAAGATGAGAATCACAGCCAATGGCTGTAACCAACGAATCAAACTGAGATTTCCAAGGAAAGATAATTCTTGGAGTGCTTGCCAATGGACTTGAGGTAATACGCTGCCAGCCACCAACAGGCAGCAGTTTACCAGCGCGCCAACGGATCAAGTTAGCGTCCCAATAACGGCCCTTCACCTGAAGCGGAGTTGCTGTCTTAACAACGCCGGGTGGAATGTTGATTGGAGCCAGCGGCATAGTTACCCCTTAGAAGTCCATCATTTATACCACGAAACAGGCTTCAAGCCATGCCCTTTGCTGCTTCTTCGACTTCAGCAACGCGGCGAGCCCAGCCCTTACCGAATACATCAAAGGTCGGAAGTGCCTTAAGGAAGTCCATACGCATACCACAGATGGCATCAACCAACTCATCTGGAGGAGCAGCTAATACAGCAGCCATAGTTTTGCGACCGATAATACCGTCTGCTGGCACTCCAGCCGCCTGCTGAAGGTATTTAGCGGCCCGTGTAGGCCCAGAGTTTACAGCCAGATCATAAACTGCGTAATCAACCCCAAACGGAAGCTCATCACCACGCACTTTATCCCAGTATCGAGACTTGTAGAAAGGCTTCACCATTTCAGGTGTAAGAGCCTTCATCTCTGCCTCAGTCACTGGACGATCCAAATATGCTTCCCAAGAACGCTGAGTAACACCAAGGTTAGTGCGGCCACCGGGGTCAAGCTTGTGATGAACATAGCCACCTTCATGCTTCAAGACCAGTTGGAAGCACTTTTCCCAGTTCTCTTTCATCGTCCAGCCACGCCCTTTAGCTTTTCATAGGTCCTCAAGCCACCCATTCCTAAGATAGCAAAGACAAGCTCCCAGAGCGTACCATCTAACTTGGGCGGCTGTGCTAGTGCTATTCCAACGCTGGCAGTGACCCACATTAGAATAGGCGTCACAACATACTGATATGCCAAAGCACCGCCGCAGACCCAGCCAATGAACGGACGCCATCCAGAGACAAAGACGCTGGAGTGAGAAGCCTCAACAGCATTTACATCTGTCTGCGACTTGTCCCATCCTTGCAACGCAGAACGAAGCTCGTTCTCTGCCTTCTGCTTTGCAGCCGGATCAGGGACGAACTTATCAATGACCTTCAGTCCTGCTGCGATTGCGTCATCAATTCCAAAGGTCATGATGTTCTCCCATCAGTGCTTGTCAGCCTTGCCTTCTAGCCTATCTTCAATGCGCTGGAACATCTGCTCAATGCGTTCCATGCGTTTGTCTAAGTCGATCTTCTGGACGTACTCCCTTGGAAGACTAACCTCCAAGTCATGTAAGTCCCTGCGCAGTTCTTTAACTGCACCCCATATCTCGCGAGCAAGCCAGCCGACAACGGCAAAACCTGTTGCAACACCTAGATTAATGATCGACTGCATATCCATGACAGTCAGCCCTTCACGATGTTGACGAACCTAGAGTTAGGTTCAAGTGCTATAAGTTCGTGGCGTTGACCAACTGCCCAGTCAATCACATCGCCTGCTTTTGCTACCATTTCCCACCCATCACCATGTGCGCGGAATGAACCCCGCGCCACAATAGTAATGTGAACATCCTGTTCGCCATGCGAATGCATAGGCAGTATATCGTTTACTTCTGGCGCGTCATATATTGCGCCAGAAATCTTGCCAAAGCTTACTTGGTTTATCTGCATCATATCAGATTACCGCAGGACCGTTCTCACCCGTCACTTGAGACGGAGCAACCACTGGTGGCTGAGGGACCGGATAGAATACGCCACTGTTCCAGTAGAATTGATATGCGACAACTGCATCATCGCAATCAGTCCAGAACAATGGTTCTGCAACCGGGAACTCTTCAGCTTCTACCTGAACGACATAAGCACCTAATTCAACAGGTGGCTTATCGTAGTTCATGCAGGGCTGGTTTGGAGAGATAAGTGCTTTTTTCATTAGCCCACCCATTCAAGATAAACGATACCGCCAATTCCGCCTCTGCCCGACCCTGATGAGACCCCCGATCCACCAACACCAGCGCCGTTATTTGCACTTGCAGAGTACGCAAGAGCAGTCGAAGTTGTGTTCCCATTCGGGCCAACAAATGGAGCGCCAGCAGAACTGCTGGTCGTAGCCGATCCATTCCGCAAAGTTCCGCTTGAGCCAACTCCATTAGCAGTAGTTCCAGCGCCAGTCGCGGATGCAAATGATGAAAAAGATGACGTATTTGCTGCGATTAATGTACTACTTGATGAACCATTACTACCAGCACCAATGGTAATTGTATATGATGTACCGGGTACTACTGTGTAAATGCCAACAGCGACGCCGCCAGAGTATCCATTAGGTCCACCGCATCCGTCAGAACCACCACCACCACCACCACCAATGACGATAGCTTTGACTTTTGTGACGCCTGTTGGTGCCGTCCATGTTCCAGATGCAGTAAACAATTGAGTTTGAAGCTGACCAGATGCAGGCGCAGCACTGGTCCATGTTGTTCCGTTGGATGTCAGCACGTTGCCGTTTGGGCCGGGAGCAACAGTCTGCACAGCGGATGTGCCATTGCCAAGCAACACGTTATTAGCTGTCAGCGTAGTTGCGCCAGTACCACCATTTGCAACAGGGAGAGTTCCTGTCACACCAGTAGTCAGAGACACGTTTGTGATTGTGTTGCTTGCACCGCTGATCGTCTTATTCGTCAGCGTATCAGTCGTTGAACGTGCAACGAGCGTGTTTGTGCCAGTTGGGATAGTGACAGTTCCGCTATTGCTAATTGAGCTAATAACAGGAGTTGTCAGCGTCTTATTCGTCAGCGTCTGCGCAGTGGTTGTATCAACCATCACCTTGCGCGAAGAACCATCACCAACCGTCAGCAAATTATCGTCGCTATCCCAAACCATAGAACCATCTGCGGTCTGAGCAGGTGTTGCAGACGTTGGAACAACCAATGTTCCAGTGATCGTAGCTGTTCCAGCGACAGACAGCGTTTTACCGCTGCCAACATTCAAACCAACAGATGTGCCATTGCCAGCAGCGTTAAAAACGCCGTCAACAGTATCCAAGTCTGAATTGAGCTTCGTGCCCCACGTATCGCGTGAAGCACCTACTTCGGGTTTCGTAAGATTCAGGTTAGTTGTGTAACTATCGGCCACTGAAGCCTCCTTCGCCCTTATTGCACTGTCCAACTTTCAGCAGGTACTGAAGCCGGAGTCCAAGTTTCAGAAGACACCGATTGTGGCGTCCATGTTTCAGATGAAACAGAAGATGCTGTCCATGTTTCAGCAGCAACCGACTGCGACACCCATGATTCTGGCAGCACTGTTTCTGGCTCCCAAAGATACCTACCATTTGCCGTCATGTTAGACTGAACCTGTATCAATTCTGATACAGAGAATGTCCTGACAGCGGCGGCAGTAGCGCCAGAAACAACTGCGATTGTCTCAGAAGCAGAGTAATACACTATGGCAGAATTAGCCATATTAGACGATACAGCAGACGTAAAGGATGCACCACGGATTACATCAGCGTCTGAACTTGCTCCAGACTGAGCATCCATCTGAACAGATGCCAACTGCGCCACATAGGCATTGGCAGACGCATCAGAGGTCGCAGCCATATCAGCCGCAACTTGCTTAATCAGGAATCCGTTTGCAGCCGCTGTACTGGTGGCACTTACTGTCGTTGCTGCTGTCTGGATAAGGGCAGCATTTGCAGCCATTCCAGACGATGCAGCCATTGTGACAGAGCAGACTTCCACTTCTGCCGCAAAAGCTGCCGCTGATGTCGTTACTGCCGCCGCACAAGCAGCAAGAACAATCTTGCCGCCGTTCGCAGACATATCGGACTGTACCTGTACGGCTACAGACGCAGACGCGGTACGCAAAGCAGCAGCAGTAGCATTTGACGTTGCAGCAGAGGTAAATGCGGCTTCTAGTACATAACCAGAGCCGTATAAACCTTCGCCATAGTCTGCAACGCCATAATCAGCCACTGCTTATCAGTCCAGCGTGATGTCAATTTCGCCAGTGTTAAAACGGAGAACGTCTCCGCTATCAACTGTCTTAGATGTTGTCAGGTCAGCATAGGCAAGCAAGTTGCCACTTGTTGACGCATCAAAGATGCCGGCAGCGACAATCGTTCCCCACGATCCTGTGGCTGTCGGGAACTCAACAGCGCCGCTATTGCTGGCTGTTGTCGGAGCAGTGCCGGAAACAGTGAATGTAACGGCTGTGCGAGCATAAGATCCGCCAGACACTTCCGTGCCCCCGCCTGCTTCGCCCGGTGCAACCGTATAGAGAGCAACATACCAAGCAGTAGGACGAGTTGCTGATCCATTGGTCAGCAGCCAATCAAGCACAAGGTCTTCAGAAAAGTTGGTAAACCCAGCCATTAGTAAACCCTCCGAGTACGGGCGACCAGCGGAGAGCCGCTGTGCAGTGATTTCTGGGATTCCTGATTAAGTTCTTCAACGCGCTTCAGGTAAATGTTGCCAAATACAGGAATGCGCTGGTCATCCATCAGGAACGGTGCTGCATGGACCAGTGCGCCATACAGATAGACATCAGGCGCCTTGGTCAGCAGCCAGTTTGTCGTGTTTACATCGGTCAGTGCCGGGATCTTGCCGTAATAGACCATCTCGATTTCAATGTTGTCGCTGGGTGCAGGGATCAGTTCAATCGCACCATTCATCAGCGAATACACGGAAACCTGAGTCAGAACCTGCGCCTTGTTGATAATGTCACCTTCATCCAGCGTCACATAACGCAGCGGTGATGCACCATCGACAATCTGAAGATTGATAGCTTCAACCCAGTCAGCCGGAAGCTGGACATATTCTTGATCACTAGTGGCATTGGCACGCACGATCATTTCGCGGCAACGAAGCCGCGTATTCAAGTCTGCCTCAACAAACTGAATGAACGTCTGAATCTGAGAAGTCAGGTCAGCACGGTTCAGATAGTCAGCGATTGCTGATTGCAGCGTTGAATAATTCGTGATTGTGCCCATCAGCTTGTGATCCGGTGAGTACGGTAAGGCGCCGCAGCGTCAGACCGAAGCCATTTACGGAAGGCCATCTTGTCTTTCAGGATGCCCTTCTGCTGCAATTCAAGATACACCATCATGGGCAAAGATGCCACTTTCACCATGCCGTCCGGCAGGCGCTCCGTGTTGCTGATGCTGTCCTTGATTGCCTTGTTCTGCTCTGCAATCCCGTCAATGTTGACCACATCTTCAAAGATCATTTTCTGATCCGCTGTGATGTGCATCTTGGTTAGCGTTCCACTGACGCTGTCATAACCAAGGTTAAATGAGCCGGGTGCGTATTCTTCAGCCATAATGATCCCCAAGGTAAAAGGGGCAGGATTTCTCCTGCCCCAGTGTTATCACGAAGCAATAATGTTCGCGATACAAGCGTGTGCTTTTTCAGACTTGATCCGAAGTCCATATTCAACGACCATTTCCTTCTTGTCCGAGTCGCCTGTCTTGGCGATGTCGAACGTGCGGAAAGGACGCAGATAAGCAACCGATGCGTACTCAGGATCAAGCACGAAGGCAAAGTTACCCGGCTGGAAGCGGTTAGGGACAATAGCCACTTCACCGAAGTCACCGAGGTAAACGTCAGCCGTTGCAATGATCTTCAACGGTGTTGCAGATGTGTAGTTCACACGCTGCTGAGCAAGACCAGAGAACGCAGAAGCAACAGTCTTGTTGTAAGCGTTCACCATAAAGATGGACGGATCACCACCCTGTTCCCAAACCTGCTGGATAGCAGTCTTGAGCATTGTCTCCGTCAGAGCAACGTCTGTCGAAGTGGAGAGCGAAGTCCAAGCTGTGCTGGGATAGCCGTTGCCGTTTGCGCCAGACATAGCAGAAACGGTAGCACCGTTAGCCTGCGAGTTGGTGATCAGCCATGTGGGCAGACCAGCGGTCTTACGAGCAGTCGATGTGCTGTTGCCAGCCACACCAGCCTGATTGCTCGTCAGAATAGCTTCCATATCGCGCTTCAGCTCTTTTGCAGCCTTAGCGGTCTGGTAAGCCATCTGCGTGCGCATACCAGCATTGTTCACGACATCGTCGGTGCCAGACACAGAGATAACCTTGCGGCTAATCTGAG